AGATCTATCACTGCTTGATTAGTAGACATATATTCTCCGCTTACAAACGGATTGTCTAACATTTGTTGGCCAACATAATCTATGATGTCATGTCGATCAAACCCTAGTAAAAATGCACCACCATTGCCTAGACTCAGATCTATAACTTCTCTGTCATTTTCTATGAACCCGAATCTAGTATATCGTTGTATTTTTCTCGCCTGAGAATGATCTTTGTTTTTATTGAAAGGAAATAATAATTTTAAATTTGTCATAACGTTCCGGTTAATTTGCTGGGTATTTATCTGTCGATAAATATCGTAAATGAAAAAAGTCTATCTAATACAAGCAGAGATCACTTCTGGTCCAATTAATGAACACTACCTACCTTTCTCTGTAGGGTGTATTTGGGCCTATGCTAATCAGTTTATCGACATTCAAAATAATTTTTTATTGGCTGACGTTATTTGGAAACGTGATAGACAACAAGACGTATTGGAAAAAATAGAAGATCCCGACATAGTAGGCTTCAGTACATATGTTTGGAATCACAACTGGAATCTCACATTAGCTAAAAAGATCAAACAAAAATGGCCCAATTGCTTGATAGTATTTGGAGGGCCCAGTATTAATGAAAGTTGGTTGGCACATGATTTCATAGATGTTGCCATGTTCGGCGAAGGTGAAATGGCATGGGTAGACCTGTTAAGGAAATACATCAACAAAGAACCAATTGAACGCTATTGGAATAATCCTAGACAACAGGATATATCAGAATTTCCTAGTCCGTACACCTCAGGTTTTTTTGACAAAATTATAAAAGAAAATCCAGATGTCAGCTGGTATATGATGATCGAAACCAACCGAGGTTGTCCTTATCACTGTACGTTCTGTGGATGGGGTGCAGATTATCTTAATAAATTAAAAACTTTTAACTTAGAAAGAACCAAGGAAGAAATGGATTGGGCCGTGACTAATAACATTCATTGGTTGTTTGTGATCGATCCAAATGCAGGTATATTAAAAGAACGCGATGTTGAGATTGCATGGATGGCTAGGCGGGCCATCGAAGATCCTCTGAGTAAAATACGTAGAGTCACATTCAATCATGCTAAGAATCTCAACGATGCCTGTTTTGAAATAGAAAAAATAATACAAAAATGGACCTATGGATTGGAAATGGCTGTACAGAGCATGAACGTACCTACCCTTGAAGCCAGCAAACGAAATAACATGGGCATGAATAATCTAGAGCGTGCCTATGCCCTGTGTCAAAAACACGGTATACGTTACTATACCGAACTGGTATTAGGACTGCCGTTGGAAACCAAAGAAACATTTATAAACGGACTTTTTACTATCATGAAATTAGGTCAACACGATTCTGTAAAGACCTACCCATGTACAGTGATTCCTAATTCAGAAATGGCCAGTAAAGAATATCAATCCCGTTACGGAATAAAATTAATTCATCCCCGAGACATGTACAGATCCAAAGAAGAAAGAATTTGGGATGACGAAGATCAAAGTTGGGAAGACATTGCCATGGTCAGTGCGACAAATACCATGAGCAGTCAAGACATGGCAGATACATTGGCCTATCATTGGATGTTGGCACAGTTTCATTATTCCGGCATCACTCAATTAACTTCTAAATACCTATATCACATACACAACATAGAATATAGAGATTTTTATGATCGACTTTATCGTTATCTCAAACAAGATACATTAGGCAAGGCGTTGATAGATTCTGTTGAAGAAATCTTAACAAATTATTTTACACATGGTGAAGTTCCTAACGAAGAGCGTTATCATAATGTAGTGGCGTTGACTCTACCCGAGACGTATAAATTGAACTATATCATGGAAAACAAACAACATTTTATCGACCTAGGATTTTCCGTAGGTGAAAGTTTTAGAGAAATCGAACCCAGTATAATAGACTTGCAGAAGGCGTTGGTTAAAGATGATAGACAAACCTATCCTTACAAAATTTATTCTATAATTGATATAGATAGATGGATTTACAAATTCAGCGAATACGAAATACACAGGCGTGATCCAGTGAGCCACATGCATGACCAGATGTACACCAAGTTTTTAATGAAAACTGATATTGTAAATATCAGCGACCCTTATCAATTAGAGGATGTTGAAGATTCATACAATGGTAACACCATTGCTAAACATGCAACTATTCCTATAATTCCAATTATAAGTTCTACAGCAGATGGAAGAGTATTATGAACATAGGCTTTAACGATTCTAACATAGACAGATTATTAGATTCTCTAAAAGGCAAGCATTTGCTGCCAACCGTCTCTCTATGTCATCATTGTCATAGACACATACCAGCATGGCGATATGAAAAAGATAATCGAGTATATGTTGCAAAAAGCTGTCCTATACATGGAATAAGTCACCATGTAATCGAAAATGATTATGAGTTCTATTCAGGATTATATTACACACAAGATAACCCTCAATATAACATGAACGGGGGTGTGTTGATTGAAGGCAGTGATAGATGCAATCTGGAATGCCCGCACTGTTATCATTTGCCAGATAACGATGTCAAAGATCCGCCTATAGAAGATCTTGTTAATCAAGTGTTGTCCATGCCTTTAGGAAACCCCGACGGAGTGCATAGAATCATTTTAGCAGGTGCAGAAAGTACCTTAAGAAAAGATTTTCCAGAAACGGTTGCTGCTATACGTGGGCTACATCCAGATGTGCATGTTAGTGTGCTGACCAATGGCATACGATTCAACGACAGCGATTTTTGTAGACGCAGTGTAGAAGCTGGGCTTCATGCTGCCAACATAGGCTTAAATCATCCAGATTATATCAACAACGAAACTGTAAGGAAAAAACAAATCACTGCCATAGAAAACATGATGAAGGAAGATGTTTCTATAGGATACATTGGATACACGATGGTAGGATTTCACGAACTAGACTATATTTTGAATGAAATCTGGACCAATGATTGGACCCCCAAAACTTTTAGAATTAGACTAGGGGCCGAGATAGGTAGAAACGCCACCACTGAAGTTTCAACAGTCAGTGATCTTTATAAGGCTGTTGAACATTGGTGTCATCAACGTAACATACCGTTCAGCAGGATAATCGAAGCAGACAATAATATCTACCATGTAATGGTTGAAATGGGTGATAAATGCCTAAGATTAATAAACTGGTGTGATGAAACAAACATAGACATGGAAGAATTAAGAAGCGGACCATGGTGTAATTTTGTACCTGACGGTATTACCAATTTTTTACATCAGGTTATCCGCCGAGACATATGGAAAAATAAAAACATACCATTGCCAGATGAGCCACCACAGAGATACCTTTTGAATAGACATCCATCAAAAACACCGCTGGATCTACTTAAATTATTTTAGTTTTTTTCCAATTATCATAAATCTGGTATAAAGTGGCAGCACCAACTCGTCTGCCCATAACACCTCAATTTGGCATTGATTTTTAAATTCATTCAAATCTGTAGACGTTCTAACATGTTCCGGAATGCCGTAGTTATTGCTTTGTAAAACAAATAGACTGTTTTGCGGCATACCCGACAGCCATAAATCATACTGTTCTTGTGTGATATGTTCGCAACTGGTATTGATGATAACATCGGCATCGCTGCGAATAGCACACATGTCTGCGGTGACTGCACGAAACTTGCCAACCATTTCTTCTATTTTATTCATATTAACAGCGATAGATTCACATGCAGGATCTATATCAACACTGCGGATATTGATAACAGGAATATCACTTTGAAACAACATACTGGCCAATACTCCCACCCATCCTCCGTGTATGTCTATGGTAACAAATTTGTTTACGTGACGTCTTAAATTCTGAATCAACCACTCTTTGCTTTTTAACTGTCCGCTCCAAAATGCATCCATTGTACGCATCGGATCCGGGCTCTGTCGTATGGCCTGCATCCAGTGATGTAGATGTTCGGTGTCTATTTGCATTTTGGTATTTTTGAATCTGCAGAACTCACGCAGCTAGGGGTTACGCATATTCTCGGATTGGTTATAAGATCAAATCCTTCTGTAAGGGTTCCTAATTTGTGATCATGACAACTGTATGACCTTTTTACTTCATTGCCTCTTATTATAACACTTTGATAGCCTGCATTACAACTCCAATCTTGGAATTTGTTAAATCCAAATGCGTTGAATCGTTCAGCTTGATCAAATAAGTGTTCTGTACCATCTTGTTCATACAATGCGATTTGATGAATTTCTTCTCCTTGTGCCTTCTGCGCGAAACCTGTCTGCATGGCTTCGATCATTTCATCAGAGTAGCCGCTGACTATATGACTAGCAGTGGGATCGCTCTGTGGTTTCAGCGTGACGTTTATACCTCGTTGATGAAACCTTTCACAGCGATCATACAGTTCCCAAAACTGCTCAGGAATCATAACTTGATTTACTGTAACATGTACTAGTTCATACATCAACTGAAGACACTTGTCTCCGAACTCTTGCTCCTTGGCAAACTCGGCATGGAATGATGCGGTAATACTCCGACGTTGCAGCATGTCTGTGTTTGAACACCAAGTGTTCCACCATTTTGATCCCGGTGACAGATTAGTGGTCATGTGTATGCTCTGGTATGGAGACACAGTGTCCTGCTGTAGATGCTTGACCAAATCATTTAAATGTTTGTAGGCCGTGGGTTCCCCTCCACTGAAACTCCAATGGAATTGATCAAAGCCATTCAGTTTAGCCTGGCGTTTGATTTCGTCAATGGTCGAGGTATAGGTTTCTAAACTCTGATGATCGATTCGATCTGATCTAGCATAGGGCCAGCAGTAGGAACAGTTGTAGTTACAGAATCTGCCCAGTATCCAACTCACAGAAAACAGTGGACGGTCTAGCATGGTCCTCTGCCCGAAACGCACAATCTTTTGAAACGGAATCTTTTGAAAGTCTACAATCATAATATGCTAGTATTTAACACAGATATCTCTTGCATTTAAAAAAATAAGGTTATATACTATACTTGTGGTCGTGAGCAAATTGGCAAAGCTCCCGCTGGACCCATAGTCCAGAATGGGGACGGGGCGCTGACGTAGTTCGTAGCCTTTGTAGGTTCGAAACCTACCGACCACACCATTGACCGGAATAAGTATATTCACATAACGATAAGGAAACAGATATGTCAAACACAGTAGAACAACTCAAAGCAGCACTAGATACATTTCTCTCAGAGGACGCTAAATTCGCAGCTGGCAACAATGCTGCAGGAACCCGCGCTCGCAAAGCTCTGCAAGAAGTAGGCAAGTTGGTCAAGGCTCGTAGAAACGAAATCACTGAAGAAAAAAATGCCCGCAAAGAAGCTAAGTCAGCGTAATGTGAGCATCGACGATACCATCGCGGTCAGTAGTGGTGATTGTACCACTATTGATCTTGGTGGATATGGTGCTGCTAACTATTCCTATAACATAGGACCTAGTATGAGCACAGATACTATCACTCTTGATAGCAGCATGTTCACCACAGGTAGTATTACCTCCCCCTACACATATACAACAACCGGCACCAGTGGCTATACCATAAGCACTAACCCCTCCACTGTTCATATCGATGCAGACGGATTGACCATGAAAGAAGGTGCTGACATTGTTGTAGGTGGTAAGAGTCTAACCCAGGCCATAGAAAAGATTGAAGAACGACTAGCCATACTGAAACCTAATACAGAATTAGAATCTCGTTGGGAACAGTTAAAAGAACTGCGTAACCAATACGTGGAACTAGAACGTGATCTTTTAGAAAAAGAAAAGATCATGAAAATATTGAAAGAGTCATAAATGAATGTTAAACTTTTATCCTATTCCCAACCCACAGGCGAATTTAGACGCATGGGTATCGAGGATGCGCAGGAACTCATTGCGTATTGCGCCCGTGTCAGCAACCCCTCAAACCAGCTTAACACTGAAACATCAGAAAAACTCATCCGATACCTGGTCCGACACCAACACTGGTCGCCACTGGAAATGGTCTCAGCCTGCTGTGAAATCACTACCACCAGAGATATTGCCCGACAGATCCTTAGACATAGGTCATTTTCATTCCAGGAATTCAGTCAACGCTATGCTGACCCAACTAAAGATTTGGCGTTCGTTACAAGAGAAGCCAGACTTCAAGACCCTAAGAACAGACAGAACAGTGTCGCAACGGATGATCAACGCCTACAGAGAGATTGGGACAAGCAACAACAACAGGTCATCGACTATGCTCGAAGTGCCTACGACTGGGCTATCGCTAAAGGCATAGCCAAGGAACAGGCTCGTGCTGTGTTGCCCGAAGGTCTAACCGAAAGCAGACTTTACATGAATGGCACGTTGAGATCATGGATACATTTTATTGAACTGCGATCAGCAAACGGCACACAACTAGAGCATCAACTAGTTGCGAAAGCTTGTGCAGAAGTCATCGCCACAGTGTTTCCTATGGCCAAGGATTTAACATCATGAATACCATAGATAGATTAAAGACCATAGTAGAAAATGAGCTTGTTAGAAAACTAAACGATGACGAAACTTCCAGTACCTGGGAAGAATTAGATCTTGATAGCTTGTCTATGGTATCAATTTTAAGAGATATAGAGGATGATTTTGCAATCGAAATTGAATATTCTGTTTTTAAAAATCATAAAATAAACTGCATCGATGATTTTGTTGCATATATAGAAAAATTATGATTAAAAAATTTATAGTATTTGGATCTTGTCATACTGCCGGGGTTGAATTGTGGTCTGATAAAACCATAGAAAATTATTCGGACATGGATCCATTATTTGCTGCGCTTAGATCAAATCCCCGAACATATATCGATCATATTCAAAACAATAAGTTTGATGATGCTATGCCTGAACAAATAGAATATGAAACTTCTAATTCTTGGGTCAAGGCGTTAAAAATAAATTTTCCTGATTGCGAACTTATTAATACATCCGTAGCTCAAAGTAATCTCAAAAATTTCTTAAAAACATCAACTTATTTTTTACAGAATCAAATCGATAAGGAAACAACCTGTATAATAATAGAAATGACTGAACCTACCGGAGTAACTGTTTGTCAAGATGATATTTTGAAATATGGTAGTAAACATCATTTAGATTTTTACTTTGACGAGGCACAGGCCAAACTAATGAATTCGTATCTTGATGTATACGAAAGTGCAAGATATCGAGCCTATCTAGATATAGTGACACTTTACAATCTAATCGGTAATTTAAGACATCAAGGATACATCGCTCACTACTTTCTCTGGAATCGGACTCCGTGGACTAGATTATTAAAATCCACAAATCCGATCAAAATGTTTCTGCCTCAGAACAGCAGTACTGATATGTTTGAAAAGCTGTTCTATGAGTTTTCTGAAAATTCTTTGATAAGTGCTAACCAGGAAAATGAATTAAAACAGATTCCATTGTTACCGCACGGTCACATGCGTCTAGAAGCACATACATTATTAGGTGAATTTATTTGTAAAAGAATTATGGAGATATCATGAAGCTATGGTCATACTTTGATATTCCTGATTGGAAAAATATTAGAGATCGTATCAATCAAAGATGGATCGACGAATATCCAAAAATGAAAATGCTAAATTATTTTTCCAATCATGAGATATATGAAACTGTTCCGGAGTTAAAAGAATGGTTGGCTTCGCAAGGTATAGTCGTATCCGGATTTGGTATTTTTATTTTTCAATATAACACAACCGATAGTAAGGTGCATGTAGATATTGGAAATCCTACAAATTATCGATTCAATATTCCGTTGATGCATACTGATACAAGTCATACTGAGTTTTTTGAGACTGTTTGGGACAAAGGAGTAGATATTCAAAATTTAGATGCTACAGAAGATTCACCGGTAAGAGAATGGGACTACGGTGACGAAGGAACTTTACTAGACGGATTTGTTTTGAATCAGCCGGCTATTCTTCATGTAAGAGTACCTCATAGAGTTAGAGTCACTGAAAACAAACCAAGAATTTGCTTGACTGCGTGCCCCATGAAAGACGAACAACTGACAAAATTTCTATGATAGGTATCGATATTACAAATATAAATCGTTTTAAAAAAAACATGGATAGGTTGGCGGATAAAATTTTGACTGTTGAAGAATTATCAGAATATAATCAAAGCAAAAACAAAAGC